ATAGTTAATGCTGTAGCACCTGTCACATCACCTGTGTGAGTAGCGTTAGTTACTTTAGCTGTATTGGCTGTAATCTCGGTATTAATAGAGTTAGCTAACTTGTCTGCTGTGACAGCATCGTCAGCAATCATTCCTGTTTCTACTGCACCAGAGGCAATTGTAAGTGCTGTAGCACCAGTAACATCGCCAGTATGTGTAGCATTGGATGTCTTAGCGGTGTTAGCAGCAATAGCTGTATTGATAGCATTGGCTAGTTTAGCCTCAGTAACCGCATCATCTGCAATGTGAGCAGTAGCAATACTTCCATCTACATAGTGTTCAGCTCTTATTGAATTATCGTGAAGTACATTATCAATAGTAACCTTTTTAGAAGTGCCACCATCATTAATTAATAGTTCTTCAGCACCATCTGTAGTTGTTAATGCTGATAAGGCTGATACTTTAGTTGTTGCCATATTTACTCCGTAATAATGTAGTTAGGTGATGCATTAGATGAAGCCTCAGTAATAATATAATAACCACCTTGTTCAATTTCTATTTCTGCAGCAGACGATTCATTAACATCAAACTCTCTCTGCCACTGCCTTCTGTTTGTTAGCATTGCTAGAGTTTTTTGTTTTCTCCAAGGTAGTCTCTTACCCATTATAAACCCTCTCTAAAATGTCTTACACCTGCTGCTTGTCTTTCAGACAAACTTCTAAGCTCTACTTTAAATTGCTCTACTAAAGGAGCAAAATTTATTTGTTGAGCAGTGGAAGTATTTCTTTTAATACTCTTGCCGGTAGGAATCTGAGGTGCTTTAGTAGCTGTTCTCTTTCTTTCATCTGTCTTGACACTAAACAATCCTCCCATCCTATCTTTATATTCTGTTGTCTCTACTTTAAGACCTGCTTCGTGAGACTTAGAAGAAGGCTCTGTACCTCTGTATTCCTTAGGTTTGTTTTCCATAGATAAATCTGTAACAGGTTCTAGTACGTCCTGTTCTTCAGTCATACTATCTAACATTTCCATTAGATTATCTACTTCGCTAGTTTCTTCATCAACACTATCGTCCGGAAACTCTAGACCATTCTCTTCAACATATGCTGCAACCTCTTCAGGACTAGCCCCAGGATTTTCTATTTTATATGTACGCTCTAGTATTTCATCATATAACTTTTTAATTTTATTCTTAAATGCCTCTAGCTCTAGACGACTAGAAGAATCTTCAAATAAACTTAAATGTTTTCTTTTAGTAGCCATACTATCCTGTATAAGATTGATTACGTTGACTTTCTGTCATTGACTTTCTTTTCTGTTCTCTCATATTCCATTTATGAGTATTAGCAGCAAAAGAACTATAGTTGCTACCGTATTGAAAATTAGTACAGAAACTTAATTTATAATAAGAAGGTTCTCCACATTCTTCACAAATTTGTGGTTCTTCTCTTTTACTGTAAGATACTAACATCTCTGTAGTATGTTTGTTCTTACATTCAAAATCATAAAAAGGCATACTTACTCCTAATTAATTTAGTGTAACCCTCTCGTGAGAAAGGGCTACTGCTCAATTAACTTATGAGCCCGGAACTACAAACGCAACACCTGCGTTATTTCTCATTTCTCCAACACCATAAATAGTGTCCGAAGTAAACAAGTCTCCAAGGTACTCCTGTTTATATTGAGTCTGTGAACGCACGCCCACCTGTTCAGCTAGAGCAATTGCATCTTTGTGTAGTAATACACCTACTCTATCAGTATCAGAGTTACCTGCTGCTGTAGGGCAGTTAGATGAAATGTACACATCTACACCGTAGATTTGTCCAATCTTACCAGTACGGATAGCATCGCCAGAACCAATGAACTGTTGCTCAGTGAATCTGTTAATGCCTAGCAAATCATTAGCACAGATTGGTGGAATGATTAATGAACGATTGTCCATTGGTACATCCGCATCATCAAGTTTCAGTAGCAATGCTCTGATTCCTGCATCTGTAATGTCTGCTGCGTTAGAAGAGTTACCTGTGTAGAAAGATGCACCAGTTGAACCAATGTATGCTTTCTCCCAAGATGCTGCTGCTGCACCACCTACTGTACCGCCCTGTAAACCTTCAGTAAGGTTTAGTAGGTCAGTGTCCACCTGCTTAGCGAGAGCATAGCCCGCATCGTCAGTGTAGAACTTTCTGAGAGAGCTCAATGCTTGAACTTCTGTGATATCTTCAATTAATACAGAGTATTCATAGTGCTTATCAATCGAAAGATTGGTAGTACCGTGAGTATCTCCCTGTATTTTTACTTTTGTATTTGCTGCCTTAGAAGTCGCAGAACCACGAGTCGGCGTTGGAATGTGAATAGTATCACCTTTTTTACCTTTATGATTCAAGCGAGTAACTAGGGGAGCTACCACCAAGTTCGATTTGTACGCTGCGATAGTTTCATCTGACCAGATTTCTGGGATGAAGTTCGCACCTGTAGTAACCGTTTGATGGTTAGTGCCGATGACACCTGTAGCCATAATATTACTCCTGTGTTATAGTATAATCAAATTATTTGACTCTTCCTTCAGCGTAGGCAGCATATATTTCATCAGCTAAGTCAGCATATCTATTTGGGTCTGTTGCTTTTAGACGTATTAAGTCTGCCCTACGATATGTTTTCTTACCTGCTGTAGATTCTGAAGAACCTCTTGATTCGGACTTGCTAGTTTTTAGAGCTTTCTTTCTTGAAGCTGCTTGTTTTTCTTTTACTTCTGCAGTTTTGTCTATTGTTGAACGCTCTTTCCAGTGCGTCAATAATTCATCTGCTGCTTCGTAATTATATTGGTCAGCTTCTCTAAATAAATTACTTCTAAATTTACTAGATTGTACCCAATCTTGAAATTCTGTATCTTGTATAATGTCTACATAATCAGGATGAGTATTCTCCAACTGTGCTTTACTCGACTCTTGATTTTGTTGAGCTTGGAACTGTTGGAATTCTTGAAACTTAGGATGTTTTTCTATTAATGAATTAACCGCTTTACTGGGGTCATCATAAAAATCTTCTTCTGTTTCTAGGTTTGAGTTTTCTGTATCGTGACTTGTCTGTGGACCATTGCGAGATATTTCAGCTTGAAGGAAGGAGTCAGATAGTTGTCTTAACTCTCCAATCTCTTGGCTTTTACGACCAAGTTCTTGTTCTAAGTTCTGATAACTCTTAACTATATCTTCTACACTCTTACCAGAGAATTTGTCCGGTACTTGAAAAGCAGGTTCTTCTGTTTCTGCTTCTCCCATACTTAGGGTTTCATCTGGTTCTACTGTGTTTTCTACTTCTACATCCGCAGATTGTTCTGCAGGGTCTACTACTATATTGCTCATATCATTGTTCTCCGTCCTTTTCAGGATTATGAAGTTGTAAAAAGATGACGCTAGTTATCTAGTTCTGTCATCGCTGCTTTTGTTGCGTCTTCTAAAACAATCATCTGTCTTAGAATTGACAACTGACCTCTGGCGAACCATAAGTCTTTTTCATTATCAATAGAGTCTAATCGTTTAACTGCCTCAGCCATAACCTTTAATTCATCTATAAGGTCTGACCACCCTTCAGTTTCTAGTAGTTCGATTCTATCTCTATAAAATTCTTCGTCTTCCTTTACGGACATATTATCCTTGTAACTTTTCTTGTGCTGTAGCTATGTTTAATAATGTCTCAGATTGTAAGTGTTCTACTTCTGGTATGTTTCTTAGAGTTTCACTTTGTGTGTTTTCTGTATCTGCTCTTAACTTGTCTATAGCAGCCAATTCTTTCTGTAGTTTAATAAACTTCTCTTGTATCATAAGTTCATTTGGTTGTGCTGCTCCTGCTTCTGCAGCATTCTTCATAGCCTTAGTCTGCTCTTCTTGAGCTTCTGCCATAGTTTTCTGAACTTCTGCTTGCAGTTGTTGTAATTGTAGTTCTTTGCCCATCTGTTCCATCTGTTCATCTTGTGGATTAGGCTGTGATTCTTGCATAAGAGCATTAATAATTTGGTCTCTATTGTGCATACTAGAGTTTTGAAATACTGAAATAAGTATTATATCAAAAGCCGAAGAGTCTTTAGGAATAGATTGTAAGAGACTTACCATCTGCTGCATTTCTAACTCTTTAGCCATAATGCCCATAGTTGAATATGGTACAAATTTATAATCTGCAACTGGATATCTTTCGACATCAAACTGAACCTTTCTCCATAGACATTTATTAATCATAGGAATAAGGAATGTGTTTTGAAAGTTCATTAGAGTACGCTTTTGTCTCTTAATAGCTGACGATTGTGCCATTGACATACCGGCTGATGTTGCTCTTTCAGCACTTACTCCAGTGTCGGAACTTCCAGTACCCATCTGAATCATATTTTGTAGAGAGGCTACCTGTGTATATGTATTTTGGTCGGTGCTACCTAGAGCTAAAGGCATAATTGCTTGCCTTGGGTCGCCATTAGTAAGAATAGTCTTACCCGGTCTGACCTCTAGTCTGACTCCGCGCGGTAGTCTTGTCGCGTCGGCAGCCATCATTGGTGTAGTGGTCAGAGCTAACGAGTCAATACGAGCTCTCATCTCAGCATCTAATGCCTTTTGTGGATTAAAGCCCTTTTCACAAACACCCCTACCCCAGAACTTCGATGGTACAAGGTCGTGCTGATAGCTGACAAACGGTCTATCCGTCATCATAAACGGATTTCTGTCTGCTCTAAGTATGTAACTGTCGTTTGCCATAGTGACTACAGCTTCTACTAATTCATCTGAGTCGTACTCAAAGTCATCCATAGACTCATTCTCTTCTAAGAACCTAGCGGGTACTTTACCCCAGTATTCTGTAATCTTTATTTGGTCTGAAGCGTCTGCTCTGCTAGTTTCTGGGTCGAAACCATCTAAAAAGTCTTCATTGTAGTTGCCTTCTATAGGCACATCTCTATATGTACCGTTCTCTATACCTTCAATAATGGTATGTCTAGGCTTAATTATTTCGTGTGCGACACCCAATGCTTCGTTTATATTAACTGCTGACGGGTCTATGAGAAACTCTTTAGGAGATATAGGCTCTATCTTTATATCTGTCATTACTTGTTCTTCAAGTATCCTTTCAGTTACAGTAGTCCCTTCAATGGGTACTTCAACTGGGTATCTCCAAGTATTTTCTTCTACTGATATTTTACCAATACCTGTACCATATATAGCAGCATTTAAGAATACTTCACATAAAGCATCTTTACACCCTGTAGACTCAAGGTCTTCTTGCAAAAGATTGCGTACATACTCTGCATCTTGTTTATCTTGGTCTAGTATGTCATCTTTAATGTCAAACCACTTACCTCTGCCAAATGTAGCCTCCTCGATTTCAGAAACTGAGGATTCAACAGCTTGTTGTAGTGCAGGCGATATTAGTTGAGACTTCTCAGACTGTCTAGTTCTGTCTGAAGCCTGCCATATACCACGCCATAGACGATAATATTCATCCCATTTAGATAAATAGTTAGAGTCTCTGTGGTCTCTCCACTCATCTAGTCGAGTGTGTAGCCAACCTGCTAGTCCTTGATATTTATTTTCTTCCATCAGTATCCTGCAACTTCGTCATATGGTTCCCACTCCTGTTCTAATTCTATTGTGTGCATAAAATCTGCTACACTAACTTGGTCTATGTAGGCGAGCGAGTCAATAATGTCATCGTGTGTTCCTTTGCTAGGAAATTCCATTAATTGCGTTTCTAACTCACCGTTCCAACTAGGATTACGGTTAAATGTAATCTTACCGTGCTCCATTCTACCTTGTAGAGCCCAAGTAATTCTGTCTGCTTTCTTCTTACCACCGTGGGTTACGTCTGTTATGACTACCCATCTACCTTGTGTTCTCATCTCATCTTGTAGATAAGGTAAGATAGCGTTTTTTAACGCTCCAGATTCTATTCCGACAGTAGTTGCCTGATTTTCAATTGCAGCCTGTAGTATTTTAGAAGCAGTTTCTTTAATATTCCATCTACCGTGGAGTATATCTTTAACCCACCACTTATCACCGTGGATTTTAACGATTGATATAGCTGTTTCATCTAACTTGCTCCCTTTAAGACCACGCTCTTTCTCCACCGCTTCAAAGCCCGCAGGGTCAACCGCAATAACGTAATTGCCTTCCTCCGGTTCATTCTCATCGTACTTAATCCATTCATTTTTAAATATACCACCAGTAAAACTTACAAACGACGCTTCAAATTCTTGTCTGAACGCTTGCGTCGACATCGTTCTTCTAGCAACTTCTACCTCTTTAGGGTCAATTAGAGGGTTATCTATAGATGTATACTGAAATGCTTCCCAATCTTCATCTTTCTCTGCCTCTAAATACAAATCATAAAAGT